TACCAACAACAATTACATTTGAGTCTCCAGTTTATCTAAATGGTGATACTGAATATGCTCTAGTATTACTATCCAATTCCAAAGAGTATACTGTATTCATCTCTAGACTTGGCGAAGTTGACATTACAACTGCCTCTGGACCAGAGTCTCAGCAGATTGTTGTGACTGAACAACCTAACCTTGGATCACTATTCAAGTCTCAGAATGGTTCTACTTGGACTCCAAGTCAGTATGAGGATCTTAAGTTCACTCTACGCAATGCTAAGTTTACCAGCACTGCAGGAAACATTACATTCTACAACCCAGAACTGGATTTTGGTAACTCTCAGGTATCTAAATTAAAATCTAATTCAATAGTTTCAACGTCTAAGGAAATTAGAGTTGGTCTTGGAACTACAGTACAAGATACTGGTCTTGTCCTTGGCAATACGATCAAGCAAAGTAGCAATACTGCTTTTGGTAATTATGTTGGAACTGCAGGATCTGCGGTCGGAACTTTAGCAATTACCAACGCTGGAGTTGGATATACTCCTTCTAGTGGATCACTAACCTTCAACAATGTTCCATTGATTGCAGTTAGTGGAAAGGGTAGAAATGGAACAGCAAATATTGCTGTTACCAATGGTGTTGCAGTTGGTGCAACAATAAACAGTGGTGGTACTGGATACAGAGTTGGTGATGTTGTTACCATCGGTGATCTTGGATCAAGTAGTCTAGGTAGAAACCTACAACTGACCGTTGGAGAACTATTCTCTAATAATGAACTAATCATCGATAATGTTGTTGGTGACTTTGAAATCAGCGGTACTAAGTTCCTACAGTATGAAAATGGTTCTGGAACACTAACCACACTCAATAGTGGTGCTGGTGGAAATGTGATGATCACTTCAATCGAAGATAACAGTGATGGACTCCACATGAAGATTATCCACCAGAATCACGGAATGCATTCACGATTCAACCTTGTGGATATTAAGGATGTTACCTCAGATATCCTCCCAACCACTTTAGATGCAGATTACTCAAATACTGCAACTTCAGATATTGCTCTTGCAGATGCAACTGGATTTGACACATTTGAAGGTCAAACTGTAGATGCAACTAACATTGGTTACGTCATTATTGATAGTGAAATCATTTCATACACTGGAACTAGTGGAAATAATCTAACTGGTATTACTAGAGGAGTTGATTCAACCAAATCATTCTCTTATAAATCTGGTGATCGTGTATTCAAGTATGAGAACTCTGGGGTATCACTCAGAAGAATTAATAAAGAACATGATTTAGATGATGTAACAGTTTCTAATCCAATTGGACTAGATTACTATCATATCAAGATCGATATGGCAAATAACGGTGTTAATAGAAGTACTGGAGTTACGTATCCAAAACTATATCTGACTAATACCAAGTCCACTGGTGGATCCAATATTCGTGCTTCTCAAAACATCCCATTTGAACTGGTTCATCCAAATGTTCAGCATGTTCTACTCAATGGTACTAATGTAACTGCAGCGGTTAGAACAGTTTCGGGAACTAGTATAGATTCGTCTGGAACATCCTTCATTGATAAAGGATTTGATAATGTTAGATTGAATGAGGATAACTATCTTTCTGATGCTAGAATTGTTGCTTCTAAAGTTAACGAAACTAATAAACTCACTAATGAAGCATTCCCAGGTAAGAAGTCATTTACGATGACTCTTGATCTAACAACTGAAAATACTCTACTATCTCCAATTATTGACCTAGATAGAGTCTCTTGTATCTTTGTAAGTAACAGAGTTAATAACGCAGTTACTAACTTTGCGACTGATGATAGAGTTTCCACTATCGATGGAGATCCATCAGCATTTACATATGTTACCGATGATGTAAGTCTAGAGTTTAATGCAACATCTCTGAAAGTAAGGTTTGCAGCATACATTAACATCTTATCTGATGTTAGAGTTCTATATTCAATCTCTAACTCTCGTGATGATGATCCAGTCTACTATCCTTTCCCAGGATACGATAATATTGATCTGAATGGAAATATTATTAATGATGCAAATAATAATGGAAGACCTGATGCATCATATGTCAAGACTGATGTATTGGAATCTGAAGATGTACCATTCAGAGATTATGAATTTACTATTGATAATTTACCATCATTTAAATACTTCAGTATCAAAGTGATTGGTAATAGTACTAACCAAGCATATCCTCCAAGAATCAAAGAGTTCAGTGCAATCGCACTTGCATAATGGAAAATCAAAAACATATAAAAGTGAAGGATTACCCGAACTTAGTTCGGGAAAAGTCCTCACATGCGATTCTGAATACCGATGCCAATGCGTATAATACGTATATTAAGCAGAGGGAACATCAACAGAATGAAGAGGAAAAAATGGAAACATTAAGATCCGAATTAAATGATGTTAAGAATGAAATCAGTGAAATCAAAAATCTGTTGTTAAAAATTGCGAATACACCTACATAGTATAGTAGATAAAGAAAATGGCAATTCCAACTTCCCGACAAGAATTAGTTGATTATGTTCTAAGGAAACTTGGTGCTCCAGTTTTGGAGGTTAATGTTGCTGCAGAGCAAATTGATGATTTAGTTGATGATGCAATACAACTATTTCAAGAAAGGCACTTTGATGGTGTATACCAAACATTCTTGAAGTATAAGGTCACTGCTGACGATATTGCTAGGGGAAGAAGTAGAGGAGGTAACAATGCTGTCGGTATTGTTACTACTACGGGTACTGCTCCTGCTTCCTCTGGAATTAGCACTACTGCTGTAGACTTCAACTTTGAAGAAAACAGCAACTATATTCAAGTTCCAAGTCACGTTATTGGTGTAAATAAACTGTTCTTATTTGAAGGAACCAATTCCATTGCAAGTGGAATGTTCAGTATCAAATATCAGTTATTTTTGAATGACATTTATTATTTCAGTTCAGTTGAACTATTGACCTATGCGATGACCAAGACTTATCTTGAAGATCTTGATTTCTTGCTGACCACTCAAAAACAAATCAGATTTAATAAGAGACAAGATAGACTATATCTTGATGTTGACTGGAGTGCGCTAACAGAAGGGCAGTATATTATCATTGATTGTTGGAGACAGTTGAATCCCGCTGACTATGCTGAAGTGTGGAATGACTCATTCCTGAAAAAGTATGTCACTGCTCTAGTTAAGAAGCAATGGGGACAAAACTTGATCAAGTTCCAAGGTGTTTCTCTCCCTGGTGGAGTTCAACTAAACGGGAGACAACTATATGATGATGGTCAAAGAGAAATCGATGCCATCATGGAACAGATGTCGAATACTTATGAACTTCCACCCCTAGACATGATCGGATAAGGACATGCTCAACCCGTTTTTCCTACAAGGTTCTAGAAGCGAACAATCACTTGTTCAAGAATTAATCAATGAGACCATTCAAATTCATGGTATAGATGTCTATTACCTACCAAGAACCTATGCAACGGAAGCAACTGTAATACGAGAAGTCATTGAGTCCGAGTTCAATGACTCATATCCTATTGAAGCATATGTCAATACATTTGAGGGATATGGAAATCAAGGAACTATACTTTCTAAGTTTGGTATTCAAGAGTTAGACGATTTAACCCTTACAATTTCTAGAGAGCGTTTTGAGACTTATATCGCTCCACTAACTAAGAATAAACCCAATATAAAACTATCAGATAGACCCAAGGAAGGAGACCTAATTTGGTTCCCACTTGGTGATAAGTTATTTGAAATTAAGTACGTTGAGCATGAGAAACCTTTCTATCAACTGAAGAAAAACTACACTTATGAACTAACTTGCTCACTATTCAGAATTGGTGATGAAGTTATTGATACTGGAATTGATGATATTGATGATATCACAATTGATACTGGATTCAGTTTAGATCTGACTCTAACTGGTATTGGTAGCACAGCATCTGCTTATACTGGAGTTGTTAATGATGGTGTAAGAAAGGTCACTCTGACTAATAGAGGTGGTGGATTCACATCTACTCCATCCGTTCTATTCTCTGCTGCGGCTGGTCTCGGAACTGCTGTTGGTATTGCCACCATGATTGATGGCATTACTGACCTATGCAAAC